GTTATCAACTAAAATCATTAAACTGTCGATGTTTGAAATACCTGTAACAGTTGTAGTTGAACCACTTAAAGCTGTAGTTGATAACAATGAAAAAGATTTGGTAGCAACAGCAGGTGTAGCCCATTTAACGCCTAATGCTTGTGCGCTATCAGCTGTTAATACTTGATTATTTGTACCAACAGGGATACGAGCGTCTAAAGTGCTGTAACCCCAAAGATCACCTTTTGTTGTTAATGGTGACACTGCGCCAGTTTGTGTATAGTCAAAGAAAATTGCGGCACTTGCACTTGTAAAAAACAAAAAGCCGCCTTCCCATTGCCCTAAAGTTAATGAACCGCTAGTAGTGACGGTTGCAGTACCAGCTGTAATTACAAGGCTTCCAGTATTTATGTTTTGTATTTGGACAGAATCTCCAGCCGAGAACAATGAAGTATTAACTGTAATAGTTGTTGCGCTTGCGCTGTTCATTTGTATAGTTGTACCAGCGTCGGCAGCTGTTAAAACATAGGAAACCGTTTTTGTTGAAGGTGAACCACCTCCCATTGCGGTTTGTTGCAAGCTTGTCATTTGGGCTGCGGTTAATACCTGCCCAGTGGTAAAGGTCTGTTTTGCCATTATTCTCCTTGTTTAGTAGCTAAGTATATCGTCATTTAACACGCCATAGGTTGCATTATCCAAAATAAATCCGTCGGATAAAGGTTCGGTAGTTAAAAATGTTGCCAACATAGAGTTAGGGGTTATATCCCACCTGACCCCTTGGATTGATAAATTTTTGGTAATAGTTGAACCGTCGGGTTGAATATTGCTAATTAAGGCATTTGTAAAATAATCAATGTCTAAAATGGTCGCAGTCGGCACATTTGTATCCAACATGTCAATAACCATTTCATCAATGCGTATTGTGGTTGAGGCTCTTGAAGCTATAAATAAAGCAGCCGCATTTAACACCTCAGCGTCTGTTTCAAGAATAAGGTTTTCAGCTGTAAGAGTATGAGGAAAGTATGTTGACACACTTGCGGTGTCTGTGTAAACCTGTTCAACACCACCGACCCGCTTAAACTTACCAACATTTAAAATTAACTTATCATCAAACGCTAATTTAATGTTTTTGTAAGGTATGCCGCCTGTTTGATTAAATTGAATTGGTGTATTACCTGAAGCCGCAATTGTGCTGGTTCTGTTTTTAAACACAACATTACCTTCGGCATTGATATAGACTGCCCCTTGTTCTGAAAACTCTGCCGCTTGAATTGCTGCTAAAGAAGTTCGTGTTGTACCAGTATCGGCTTGAGCAGTTGAATTGCCAGTGTCTATCAATCTCATGCCAGCGGGAAACTCTACGGTGTCCAAAATCTTGCTGATACGAGTTCCAATATCTTGACCAGCTGCCGAGCCTGTAATTGTGTTAATAACGGCTAAATTAAATAATCTAAAAGCGTCGCTGCAATAAATGTCTGTATATCCAACATTTTCAGCTTGGTCGTATCTGTAAGCATAATTTTGAACATAACCACTATAAAGAAAATACTCTGTGCCGCCATAAGTTGCCGAAACTCTAATTTTTCTTAATGGCGTTACATAAGGATAATACGGACTTGCTGTATTTTGAGGGTTAAAGTTTCCTGAGTTGTCATACACTGTAACAATTGCCGTACCAGCCTCGTAAGTATCGCGCCCAATACTACGACCACGAGTAATGTTTATTTGTCTAGTTACGCTGGTTAAATCTGCAATTAATGTTGAAGTTCCAGCAACTCCCAAAATATCTTGATCTAAAATACCAGTATCAAGCACCATAGGATAACCAAATGTTGCGCCTGAACTAAAATCTAAAATCACTTTAAGTGTTACTGGTAAAGGCATTAGTTGTAATCTCTTACTCTACCAATACTTGAAAAAGAACCTGAAGCTGAGGAGTCAACTAATTGCATGCGAATTGTGTCAGCTAGGTCTTTATTGCTAATTACATTTCCAGCCACATTTACGGTTACATTTGTTCTAGCTGCCCCGCCTTGATCTCCGCCACGACCTAAAGCCATTTCTAAGTTAGTTAAATCTGTTCTAGCCTGCTCTAAAGCTCTTGCGGTTGCGCCTTGATCTCCACCCATGCCTAAGCCCGCTATTCCGTTTGTAGCAGCACCAAGGCTAGGTTGAGGCGCAACATAACCGCCCCCAACTGTGCCGCCCCCAGTAATTCCGCCTGTATATTGAGTGTCAACAATTACCGTTAATTTTGGTGCTTTTAATTTATCAAGTGCAGCTTGGATTCCATTGATTTCCTCAATTGCATTTTTAACATCATCTGGGTAATCATTAAATGGATTTAAGGCAGGTGGTAAGTTGGCAATTGCTAAAGCAAGATTAGTTGTTTTAAGTTGAGAAATTGCAAGTTGAGCTGATAAACGCTCTGCCTCGGTAGCGTTCCCTTGAATTAAAGCAAGTTTTAATTGTAATCTTAATTTTTCATCATCACTTAATTGATTTTGAAGCGCAGCCATAATTTGTATTTGGTCAAGATCAAATAAAGCGTTAGCCTTTTTAAGTTTGTTTTGATCTTGAATTGACTTGGTTTGAGCTTTAGTTGCTTTTAACTGAGCAGCGGCAGCGTCTTTAGCGTCTTTAGCAGCCCTAGCAGCTGCACCCTCAGCATATTTAGCAGAACCGCCTTGATCTCCACCTACACCCAATGCCTTGCTTGCACCAAATAAATTACTTAGATTTTCTGTTGCTCTTGTTGTTGAATTGCTTAAAGCGTCAACACCTTTAATTAGTAAACCAATAGCGGCAAACATGCCAGCTGTCATTGCCGCCCCAGCAAGGGGATTGAGCATAAACATTTCCGCTGCGGCTGTTGCAAGAGCAGCGTTTCTCAACATTGTTACAGTTTTAATAACTTTTTCTAAAGCTATAATAAATGCAGCAATTTTATTTATTGCAAAAGCAGCAATCATTAATGCACCAAAAGCCTTAATTAAAACTATATTATCTGAAATAATTTTGCCTATATTACCTAAAGTTTCAGCGGCAGAATTACCAAAATTAATAATCTTTCCTTGCAATGCTTCTATATCTGTTGATTTAGTTATTTGCATTAATGCTTCAACTAGACCTGCACCAATACTTTCTTTAGCTGTATCGGCTGCAACTTTTACCCTAGCAAGTTTGCCTGCAAAAGTATCGGCAGCGGCAGAAGCAGCACCTTTTGTTACATTGGTAATTTCTTTCAATATTTGAGCAAAATCGCCTGAAGCTAATGTGGCTTTGCTTATGCCTAAACCTAATGCACCAACACTTTTTGTGTTGCCTAGATAAGCTTTACTCAATGCGTCAGCCGCCTCAGTTACGCTAATGCCTTGGCGTGCTGCAATGTCCATTGCCACATTTGTAAGATTTTGAGAAGCTGCAAGACTACGAGTAGTTGTTAAAAGTTGTTCGTATGCTGGAATTAATTGACTATCTGTAACTCCATATTGAAGTTTAAGACTGTTTAAAAATGCTAATGAATCGTTAGTTGCAAACTCAAATCCAATGGTTCTTAATGAGTTCTTAAAAAGAGTAAGTTGTTTTTCTTGGGCAGCAAAAGCCGATATTGCAGATTTAGCAAACGCCGTTACGCCTACTCCAATGAGTGCATGTTTTACGGTTCTACCCAATTTGTCAGCTGCATTTTCAGCTTGAGCAAAAGCCCTTTTGCCAGTAAATTGCGCGGCAATATCAATTACAATACTCATTTAGTAACCTTTCTGAAATACTGCTTCTTTTTAAATTGCTCATTTACATTGTAAATAGCAGTTAAAGCAGCTGCGTTTGCTTTGCCACCGTCCTCAGCCCAAGCCCTAAAGATCAAACGACCTTTCATGTAACGACCTTTTTTTGTTGAACTTTCAATGTTGCCTTGATAGATAGCACCCATTGATTGGATAAATTGTTTACCCGCATTTGGATTATTTGAGTGACTGACGCCGTGATCGTTTGGGTCACCTTTGCGTCCAACCCAAGGTTGACCATTAGGATTTTTTCTACCAGCTGTTTCGTAAATTGCACCTTCAGCTGATTTATTAATTATGTAATAAACTGCTTTAAAGCCATTTTTATTGGCTCTGCGTGGAGTTCCGCTGTATTGAATACCTTTGATTACTTTTGCAGAATTATATAAAGGAAACTTTCTTTTGCCTTCAGCATTTTTTTCAGACCGTTTTCTGTAACTCCAATTAATCAAAGGTGAAGTAACAGGTGCATAAGATTGTGCTTTTTTAACTACACCGCCAAGGGCTAACCCCATTTGGTCGTCTAATTGCGTAGCAAGGTTAGGGGCGTAGTCCTTAAGAGCTTTCTTAAGCTCTATGAGTCCTTTTACCTCTGTTGGCATTTTCCCTAGCCTTTGCGTCGTCTTTTAGAACAGCCAAGGTTGCCCTTAATAAATCTCTGTTCATATCAATAAAAGTTTGGTGCGGAAGTCCTGTTGTAATTGCTAACCTAGCAACAAGGTAGTGAAAGGAATCCCGCGTTATCCATTTGGGGAGTCAGCGTCAAGAATCTCCACTTTTGCTAGAGTTTCTAAATAGGATTCTCCAAAAGGCGCAGGGTAATTGCCGTTGCGCCTTTCAGATTCCCAAGCCAACCAGTAAACATCACTTTGCTTTTCCTCATCACGGAATCGCTTATGAAATCCACTTTTAAAATGTGATTCAAATGCAAACTCAATAGCAGGTGTGATTTCGTATTCTGTAACCTCACCTGAAGCCTTGGTTATTTTAAGTTTAATCATTTTTACTACTCCTTAGTTATTACCAAGTACCAGTTGTTGCAACAGTAGTTTTACTATTGCAGGTAAATGTAATATCTATTGTAGCAATATCAGCTGGAGAAGGTGCATTAATATCGGTCAAGTCGTTAACCAAAATTGTACCTGAATACAAAGGATTGGTTGCTGAAATTGCTGAAGCTGTGTCTTGACAAGCTGTGAAAGCAACAGTTGTTCCAAATGCAGCTTGAAGGGTTGCGCGAACAGAACCTGCACCTGTTGATATGTCATTGTTTAGGAAGGTTACGGAAATCGTATCCGCTGACAACCCAGTAGTATATTTGTGTGAGGTGTCCCCCATGGCACTGATCTCAATGCTGTCAAGTACACGGTTTAATACAAAAGATTGAACATAACTAGATAGGTCAACGGTCGCAACCTTGAACCCAACTTTGTTATTTAAAAATGTTGCCATTAGTTATTCCTCGTCTTTCTTAGTGATT